CGTTCCTTTTCTAACCCACAAAACACCTCGATCGCCCACGCTCAGACTGAATCGCTTTGATTAATTTACAAACAGGAGAGATCCTAAGTGATCCGACCTATTCGGGTTTAGGAGGTGTGCAAACTCCACGAATTCATTCAAAACTGACTGATTTACCTTCAAAAGGTCAAGACATGATCGATCTTGCCACCGAACTGGGCATCAACCTTATGGAATGGCAGCGTTATGTGTGCATTCATGGACATAAAATCAGACCAGATGGCAGGTGGGCTCATTCCGAACTGGGATTGATTATGGCAAGGCAACAAGGTAAATCAACTTTAATGATGCTCCGGATCTTGACAGGAATGTTTGTGTGGGGCGAAGGATTACAGCTTGCCTCAGCTCATAGACTTACAACCTCACTTGAAACTTTTAGACAGATCGTTGGCTTGATTGAAACAAATCCAAGACTTGAAAAAGAAGTAAAGAAAATCCGATGGCAACATGGTGCTGAGGAAATTGAATTATTTGGCAATAGGCGATTTGTTGTAAAAGCTGCAAACAATGCAGCTAGAGGTCTAAGCAAACCTGAAACGATCCATCTTGATGAATTAAGAGAATACAAGGATGAGGATGCTTGGTCATCAATGCGTTATTCCATGATGGCTGCTAAAAATCCGCAAGTATGGATCTACTCGTCAGCTGGAGATCAGCATTCCGTAATCTTAAACAAATTGCGTGAGAGGGCATTGGCGTCAGCCACGACCAATGATCCGATTGGTTGGTTTGAGTGGAGTGCTGAACCCGATGCACCTATCTTGCTTCCGTCAGGTGAGATAAATTGGGATGCTTTCGCTCAAGCCAATCCATCATTAGGAATTACAATTCATCCGGACAACTTAAAAGCCGTTATCAATGATCCTCCAGATATTGTCCGCACAGAGGTTTTAGCGCAATGGGTGGACACTATAAATTCAGCTATTGATGCACAAAAATGGGCAGCTTGTAAAATTGATCCAATTCCTTTAGATCCAGAAAAGCCAACATGGTTAGCAGTAGATTTAAGTCCAGATAGAAAGTTTGGTGCATTAGTTGCTGCACAAAAACTTCCTGGTGAACAGTTTTATATTCAGTTATTACATACTTGGTCAAATGATTATTCAATCAATGATTTGGCAGTTGCCAATGACATTGCTCCTTATGTTAGAAAATATAATGTTCAGACTGTCGCTTATTCCGCCAAGACTGCACAAGCCGTCGCAAGTCGGTTAGTTCCTGCCGGAATTCCTATCACACAAATGGATGGGGCGATATATGCTGAAAGTTGTGATCGGTGGCTGGGCGCAATCAATTCTCATCGATTACAGCATGGGGGTCAGGAGGAATTGACCCAACAAACACTTTCCGCTGCGAAACTGCCCTATGGGGATGGGTCATGGATCATCGGAAGGAAAGCGAGCAAGGTCGCAGTTTGTGCAGCTGTGGCCAGTTCGCTTGCAACCTATTTTGCGACACAAGCAGAAACGGAGATTGATATTCAAGTCGGATAATTTGTATTTATGGTATATTATGTGCTAATGGGATTATTCGATCGTTTTACCGCTAAATCAAATCAACCAAATTCGCAAGTTGATGTCGCTGCTGCATTGTCACCATATAACGCACAACAGTTAGTTGGCGGAATTTTATTTGGAACTACAACCGCAACTCGTGAACAATTTATGGCGATACCTGCCGGGGCTCGTGCAAGAAATATTATTTGTTCAACAATAGGATCTTTACCGATTGAACAATACAATCATTTCACAAATGAACATGTAAGACCAAACAGAGTAATTATGCAACCAGATCCAAGAGTTGCCGGTTCAGCAATCTACGCATGGTTGGCAGAGGATTTACTGCTGTATGGGGTCGGGTATGGAATGGTAATGGATGCCTATGCCGCAACCGATGCTTCAAGAATTCGTGCATGGACAAGAATTGCACCTAATAGAGTATTTGCATCATTAAATGGTAATTCAACAGAAATTGAATATTACACAGTTGATGGCAAGCGAGTGCCACCATTCGGTATTGGATCTTTAATAGTATTTAACGGAATGGATGAAGGAATATTAAATCGTGCCGGTCGCACAATTAAAGCAGCAGCAGAATTAGAAAAAGCAGCAGAAATGTATGCCAAAGAGCCAATGCCACAAATGGTATTAAAATCAAATGGAACAAATCTTACTCCAGAGCGAATTACAAAGTTATTAGAATCATGGAGAGTGTCAAGATCAACAAGAGCAACTGCGTTCTTAAATGCTGATGTTGAATTACAAGCATTAGGTTTTGATCCTGCTAAATTACAATTAAACGAAGCACGCCAATATCTTGCTTTAGAAATTGCAAGAGCATCTGGAATTCCTGCATCATTTGTATCTGCTGAAACTACCAGCATGACATACTCCAACACCTTGGCGGAGAGGAAAGCTCTCATCGACTTCAGCTTGAGATCCATCCTTACGAGCTTGGAGCAAAGACTCAGTTTTTCAGATTTTTGCCCGAACGGCATAGAAACTCGATTTGACATTGATGATTTCTTGCGTGGCTCAGCATTAGAGCGTGCGCAAGTTTATGAAATCCTAAATCGCATTGGCGCAATGAGCGTTGAGCAAATCCAAGAGGAGGAGGATCTAATTCGATGAAAATTAGTTTCCCAATTGAAATAACCGCAGCCGATACAAACAAACGCACAATCTCAGGCAAGATTGTAACTTGGGATGAGCAAGGCTCAACAAGTGCCGGATTAACTGTTTTTGAGAAAGACAGCATTGATTTCTCTAAGCCTGTCAAATTATTGCTTGAGCATCAAACAACTAAGCCCCTGGGCAAGTTAATTGACATTACTGCCACAGATACAGGCTTGGAAGCAACTTTTCGTTTAGCCAAGACATTCAGAGCAGATGATGCTCTTGAGGAAGCAGCCACCGGACTTCGTGATGGTTTTAGCGTGGGCGTAAAAATTAATGAATGGAAAAATGTGGAAGGCGTGTTACGCATCCAGTCAAGTTCCTTGCAAGAGGTCAGTTTAGTAACTGAGCCAGCAATCGACAGCGCAAGAGTGGCTGAGGTAGCAGCAAGTCAAACACCAGAGAATTCCGAAGCAACCGCTGAGGAAACTACAACACAGGAGGACAAAGTGTCTGATACAACATCAGAAGCTCCTATCGCAACCGAAGCGGTAGAAGCATCACAAGCTCCAGTTGTAACTGCTCAATACATGGCATATACAAAGCCTCGTGTTGATACAAATGTTACAGCAGGACAATATCTAAACGCACAGATCAAAGCACTTGGTGGCGACACCGATGCTCGTGATCTAGTCGCAGCATTACAAATTGCAACTGTTTCTGAGAACACAGGAATGGTTCCACCAAATTATTTGCGTGATGTTATTGGCGTAATTGATTCAAGCCGTCCATTCATCGATTCAATTGAGCGTGCTCCACTTCCAGCATCAGGAATGAAAATTTTCACTCCTAAACTAGGAACACAGGCAACTGTTGCACAAACTGCTGAAGGCGTTGAGTTTTCATCAACCGATACAGTTGTAACTTTCCAAGAGGACAATATTGTCAAGTTTGCTGGAGCAAATGTTGTCAATGTTGAACTATTTGATCGTTCAGACCCATCTTTCGCTGACCTTTTGGTTCGTGAGTTAGCAGCATCTTATGCACAAAAGACAGATGCTTACGCAGCAAACATTGCAGCACAAAACTCAATTGGTTCAGCAGGATCATCTATTTACAAAGCCATTGCTGACGGAATTGCAGATTCTTATGGCGTTATGCGCTTTACACCAAACCGCCTATTGGTTGCACCATCAGGTGGAGAGGATGGCATCGATTTCGCTGGACTACTTGGCGAAGTTGCAGATGGTCGTCCACTATTCGCAGCAGCAGCTCCACAAAACGCAGCTGGCTTGCTAACACAGGGTTCAACAAATGGAACAGTCGCAGGACTTAACTTAGTTGTAGATCCTAACTACACAGGCAACAACGCAGGTGCTAAGTATGGTCTAGTTTATCCATCAGCAGCAATGCGATTCCATGAGAGTGGCACAATTGAACTTCGTGCTAACTTGGTTGCTAATGGACGCATCGAGATCGGTCTTTATGGTTATGTAGCCGTAGTAAACCGCTTCCCAACTGCATTCCGTTACCTAGAAGTATCAGCGTAATTTAACTGAGTGCCTAGGGTTGCTC